CTCGTTCATGTTACGAATGAGCGCGGTGAGAGCTGGGCTATTGCCGTACTGCGAAATGATGGTTTGCTCTATATTTTTCATATGAGGCTAACCGTAATGTCGCCCGCGCTGATCACGGGGGACTGATCGATACCCATGACGACCTGAGGCAGAGTTGGCGTGGCGACTCCAACAAGGACGCTCAGCACCGTGATGCCAGGCGCTACGCCGATGACCGCGCCGTAATAGCTAGAGCCGGTGATCGCAGCGCCGATGCGAGCGGGGATCTGCCCGTTGCCCCCGTTGAATTGAGCAATGATAGCGTTTTGAATCAGGGTTACGATATCGGCCGGCAGCGTCGGGGAGTTGACGATTGACACTGCGAAGAGCACGGGGGTACTCGTAGGACGGTTGAACTTCACTGCGTAAGAGGGATATGGACCGGGGGCATACTGAGGGCTCATATCGAAAACCGTCACTGAGGTATTTCCGTTGTAGTCGCAACCCGTGTCTTTCTTGGGCCAGATAGCATTAGCGATATCGGCATCAACCCCGCCAACCACTGCCACGTAAAGCGAGTGGGGGAGCATCGGATAGTTGGTAGATCCCTTATTGACCGTCAGCCCAGTGGGGTTGTCGATCACGTAGCAATCCAGCACGTTCGGCGCGTTGTCGAAGACGCCGGCCTGAATCGCCTGCACAGAGCCGCGGGCGTTACCTGCAACTGAGTTCTGGCGGCGTAGCTCAAACTCTTGAGGCGTCTCAACGTCGCGGCCCAATACGCCATCTGCTGGATTGGAAATTGCATCCCAACCGGGGACGGCCTGATATACCTGCGTGAGACTTCCGGCAGGGCAAGGGATCGGACCAGTCGCAAGATTCTGCCATGAACTCATAACCGAGCCCGTACCGGGTATTGTGACCGCCCCGAGCAAAGCATAAGTGTTGCCCGATGTATCTCGCGCGAGAGTTCCGGCTGGTACTACTCCCCCTGGGCCGGTGAGGATACAAGCGACCGCAGTACCTGCCGCCTGGACGCGCGGAGCCATTCCAACTGTCAAACGTCCGATGGCATCCTGAAAGCGCCCCGTTGCGTACTGAGGATCAACCTGATTGCAGATGAGAGCGATCTCCGCATCTTTGTCGGAAGTGATCGCCGCTAGGCTTGAAGCTAGTTGCCCCTGGGGTGTGCTGAGTTGCGGGTTGACTCCACCGCCGAAAGCGTAATTAATATCTTCCTGAACGCCGGCGAGAATGTCCACATCGTCAGGGATGATCGGGCCTTGCGGCGTAAATTGGATCTGAGGTACCTGCGTGCTCGGAATGCCGGGGGGAAGTCCCATTAGATTGCTCCCTTAGAAATTGACAATGGTTGTTTCCCCCGTGTCATCTGTAAAGTTGATTTGCCCCGAGACGCCCCGAGCATTGAAGGAAGTAATCGAGCACTCTGCGGTAACAACGCCCGGCACGGTTAGAGCCTGATCGCTTATAAGCTGAGTGAGCAGCGCCGCCGGCGGCAGCTTCCCCAGGACTTCAGAGAAATAGGGAATGCCCTGAGTCGTGTCATACCAAAGCTCTCCGAGAAACGTTTTGACCGCGCTTGCTACGTCCTGAGCCAGAGCATACGGGGGCGTCGCCATCGCGATATTCCCCGATGCGTCCAAAACTAAATCCCACTGCTCGGTGTCAAGCAAAAGCGTATTCATAGAGGCGGGCTCGTTTGCGTCCCCACGGCTTCGCTAGTGTGGACGTGAGTTTTGAGGCTCTTGCCGCCGGCAATTACATCGCCGGTAGTTGTAAGCTCCCCGCTCATCGTAGCATTGCCGCCGGTTGACGCCAACGCGCCATCTAGGTTGATCTCGGGGGCTGCCAGAGTAATTGTGTCGGGGGCGGTAATGCTCACGTCGCCGCCGCTCTGAGTAAGCGCCCCCTCAACAGTTACAGCGCCGCCTAGCGTGATTGTGGGAGCCGTGAGCGTGATCGCAGTCGGGGAAACGATGGTTATCCCGTCAGTTCCAAAGCGAACGTATTGCACGGGCACGGCGTTGAGCATTCCGCCCAGATACATGCCGTCCGAGAAATCATACTGCCGGTAGCTGCCTGGGTTGGCCTGAGCCTTCGTGCTCTTCACCTTGCTTATATCGCGACTGGCGAAGACGGCCACGCCGATATCGCCGGGCTGAGGGTCCAAGATCACGGCGTTAGTTCCGCCCTGCATTCGCAGATAGGGGAGTCCGTAAATCGTAACGTGCGGCGTCGGGTTGGCGGGCACTGAGCCGTCAATTTGATTCACCAGCGGCGTTACATCCACGAAGCCAACCGGCGAGAGATCACCTGCGTTTGTGCAAGCCTCTATTCGTACCAGCGTCCCGGTTTGCATTTTGGCGAGTGCTTGCTGTACCGCGAAAATGATGTTGTTGTATCGCCCCCAGGTAGTAAACGCCGTGAGCGCCCCAAGTGCTACCTGATCCGCCGCGCTCAATTTGTCACCGCCAGCCCTGTAGAGTTTCCGCGGATCGTGCTAAACCACGCGCCGCCCGGCTTCTGACTTTCAAGCCGATGCGCTACGGAAGTAACGATCCATTGCCCGGCCGCCTGTATGATCGGCGTCACCAGCTTTATGCTCCCGCCGAATCGTACTGAGGGGTTGAAGTAGGTTTCAAAGTTGACGCCTACACCGTCAAAAGTTGGATATCCCTTGAGCCCCGACGTTGCGGAGATCTGAGGAATGAGGCCGCCGCGGGCGACGTTGGGCGGCGTGATGGCGAGCACATTATCGTCAAGGTAGAGATCGATGCCCGCGGCCCGCGCCAGGCTCTTCGCCTGCTCCAATCCGGTGTTGGGTAAATAGGGATTCGAGAGTTGCACGCTCACGCCGTTATTCTCGAAGGTATAGCCCATCGTTGAAGCGAGTTGACTCATCAGGCTCGCAACATCCACGGCCCCCCTGAGGCTACTTGGGGGAATCGGCTGCAACTGGTTGAAGTATGCGGACTGAGCTTGAATCTGAAGGAACACGTCAGGCATTGACTGATAGTTACCCCAGGCGTTGACGATGTTCCCAGTAAAGATCAAAGTCTCTTGCGCCCCATCGATCGCATAAACTTCGATGGTGTTTTTGATATAAAGTCGCGTCTTCCACTGAAGGGTTGTAACGGAGTTCATATCGCTTTGAGTGACGCCATATATCTGGGCGCGGAGCGTCCCCATCATCATCCCGCCGGCTTTGTCGATATCAACCTGAGCGCGGTACCCCTGCAACGTGATCTGATTATTCGAGCTTGAGCCGAAGCTGCCAACCCCAAGCGTGATGATGAAGCGAAGCTCTTTTTTATTGCTGAAGCTGAGCACTCGCAGCCTCCGCGCTCGTCAGGTAGACGAGTTGATAGCGGCTCCCGAGCCCGTCATAAGTGGGATCGCTGCTCCCTTGAATGTCCGTAAATATGAGACTGCCGGCGAATCCCAGATAAGCCGTAGGCACCAGGGGAGTAACGTCGTGAGCCAGGACCGCGGTTGAAATATCCTCTCCGTTTACGTTCAAGTCCACGAAGAGCCCTTGCCTCTTTTGATAGATGGCGATCTGGCAGTTTTGACCGGCGAGCACAACACTGAGTATCTGAGAGGGCACGGGTTGAAGGGGGACGGTTTGCATTTTAGTTGATCCCCAGTTTGCTCGCGATGGACTGCAAGACAGAAGTTTCGGGAGCCGCCGGCTGCGCCATGCCACTATTGACCGCGGGAGTCGCGCCGGGATCTTGCGGGCTAACAATGGGCGTGGCCGGCGTCGCCGTCGCATAGGCAGCAGATACCGTTCTGATCTCTTTGAGCGACACTTCTACGACGAGCAGCGTCGCGCCCCGCTCCGCTCGCCGCTGATAGCGATAGCGCTCAAGAGTGTAATTGGAATAGGTGATCTCGGGCGTCACGACGCTATAGGCGTTGGTTGATTTGGTAGCAGCATCGATAGCGTTGAGAAACGTTGTCCGGTCACTCACGCTACCGGCGAGCGCTAGAGTCACCACGGGGTTGCCCGGCTTCTCTACTTTGTTGTAGCTGGCGAACGATCCCCCTTCAACGGGGAAATCGCTCACTACCATCTCTTTCATATAATCGAATCCAAAAGTGGAGAGGACCGCACTCGCGCCCGAGAGCAGGCTCAGTGCAGCGTTACCGATGGCTGCCAGGAGCGTTGCAGAACTGTTGGGGCTGATGCCAACCTGGTTGCCGGCTGCGTCGAAGATGCCCCACTGCGGAGCCTGTTGCAGCGCCGCGCCCAGGATGTTTTCGAGAGCGCCGATCCCGATTGTCACAACGGGTATCGCCGCAACCGCGCCCACCTGACGCAATAGCTGGGGCACGCCCGGGACCGCGGGAACGTTGGGGTACGGAATGTTTGTTGCCGGCGGCATTAGTTGAGCCCCGCATTAGCCTGGCTGGTGAAGAGGAAGTCCATCGACTTGCTCATATCCGCAGCGATGCCGGACGCATCCGTAGCGGCTGTATAGATCTTCACTTCGCCGATGTGAAGGCTTCGGCTGTCCGTTGTGCTGGTGCTCGAAGAGCCTGCTCCCGTGCCTGCGCCAGCGACCGGACCAGAAGCGCCTTGAATGCCAGACAGGAGATCGGACGCCTTGAGCCCTGTGCTGGCTGTCACTGATGCAACGTACCCTTTCGTATTGTTTTCGTTTGGCGGCGCAAAGCGATTGACAGCCTGCTCAACAGTGAGCTTGGAATACTCGGAGGTTCGCAACAGAGCATAGAGAGCCTTCTTACCCGTCTCGTCATCGGGGAAGATCGCAAACCTACCGTCGCTGCCAGTAGCGCCATGCGACTTCGCAAACGTCCCGTACTCAAGATCGCCGGGATTATGGTTGCGGGTAGGACGGTTGGATGCGTTCACGCCGAAACCTTCCATGCGGGCAATCGCGCTCTCTAAAGTCTCACCGCCGCCCGCGGGTTTGATTTGCGCTCCGTCGGCCGCTCCCCCTTTGTTGCCGCCGCTGATCGGGATGCCCAAAATGGCCTTCGTATCGTCAATGAAATTGCCGACGCTGAATTTGTGGCCGGTAGTCTTCTCATACCAACTTTTGTAAGAGTCGATTACGCCGTCAATCGCCGACTTGAGCCCATTGATGGCATTC